AATGCTTGCGTCATACTATCAAATAAATCATCAAGTTCACCATAAGGAAAAGCCGCGCATTCTTCAATCATATATTCAGCGAATTTTTTTTCTGGTGCCCATACTTGTCCTAACTCAAAAATGGGAGACACAGAGTTTACACGTGAAATCTTATCATTACCTTTTGAAGGAGAATAACTAACAACAGGAATTCCAACTTGTCTAAGTTCCTGAATTAATGGTTGCCCTGACGCTTTAGCTTCTACAATAATTGTTTCAGGTTCCCAATACTTGTATTGTTCTAAAGCAATCTTTTTAAGTTCAGGAAACTCCCAACGATCTTTAATGCAATCAAGCAAAATAATATTATCTTGACTGAACTTTGTTTTAAATATTCCCCACGTACTAATCGCACTAAAGTCTGCAGTTTCTCTTTTACTAAAAGCGGTATCATAACTTTGAATAACATGTGTTAGTTCAGGAATGTCTTCTCGTAGCCAACGTTTCCACCATTCACGTTTAATGATTGCTCCTTCTTCGGAAGTTGGTTTTTGTTGATACTGAGCTTCCCACGACATAACAGGTAAGTTGGCTTGAATTTTCTCTAGCTCTTCTTTTTTCCAATACTCTGGCCAAATAGGTTTACCGCTTGGTAGGATTGCAGGGAATTCTACAACCTCCCATTGATCTGCTTTAGTTTCAGCCTGTTGTTTTATTAATCGACCTGTAAGATCTCGCTCTGACCACCTTGTCATAACAACAATAATGGCTCCTCCTGGTTGTAAACGTTGTCTTGGTCCTGACATATACCAATCAAAAGCATTATCAAAACTTGTATCAGTTATACTTTGCTCTGAATGTGGGTCATCAATGATGAGTAAGTCTGCACCACGTCCAGTAATCGCACCACCAATACCTGCTCCAAAATATTCTCCGCCGTGATTGGTTTCCCAACGACCTGATGCTTTCGAGTCAGCTCGTAAATACACATCTTTAAAAATTTTTTTTTTTTTTTTTTCATTCATAAGGGTTCTCATTTTTCTACCAAACTTGTAAGATAATTCTGCGGTGTGAGTTGCTTGAATTATTTTTGTTTTTGGTTTTTTACCCATCAACCAAGCAGGAAATAAGTAAGAAGAGAACTCAGACTTGGTGTGTCTTGGAGGCATGTTAACAATTAATCGTTTTAGTTCACCTGATGCGATGGCTTCAAACTTTTTTGCCATAACATTGTGATGATATCCGTCTATAAATTCAGGCCAAACTAACTTTACAAAATGCATAAAGCTAGATTGAGCTTTTTTACTGTCATCTTGCATGGCAATTGCCAACATTAGCCTTAATTCTTCGTCCGAATACTTTTCAAATGTAGAATTTTTTTGATCCATTGGGACTCCTAGGTCTTTTTACACTAAAAAAAGGGGTATACCCTAGAAAAATCGGTTTCATATGAAAAAATGATGGCTGAATATTTAAATCATGCGTTTGAGCCCTCGCCCTCGCGTGTGTACGGGATTTTTTTGGGGTATAGTATCCGCGGATTTCCGCCATTTTTTTCATTTTTCACAGGTACCCTAACGTTTTTCGCGATTAATGGCAGATTTCCCACGATTACCAATGAACGATAATTGTAGTTATCGTAACAGATCCTTTTTTACCGCAGAATTCCTAGCTTTTCGTGGGACGCGAACCGTGAATTCTTTTTAAAAAACTAGATATAGTATCCCATCCCTGCGCGGTTGGCGGTTCGCTGACACCGTTTCGTGAGAGATCAAGCGAAAACCTCCCTTCATACAGATTTATCGCCTCTGGAGAAAGGGGTTTCGCGTGATTTTTTTTAAAAACCATAATGTAATTGCAACCACCAGTCTCCTTCCATAATTTTATATTCGTTGATATTTGATGTGGACTCAACTTAATTTTATTACCGACTGCAACTTTAGCCTCAACAAAAACTGTATCTAATCGTGGGGCAACTCCAATCATATCTGGGAACCCATGCATCGTTGTTGTTTCAATGCGCATCCAATTATAAATTGTTATGTTTTTCTTTATTAATTTAACAAAGTGTGACTCTTTCATGCTACAAATATTTAATGATTATTTTTTTTAAAAATAGGGTTACGCATGATTAAGGTGTGGTTACTCATTACAATGATAAGTGTTCAAGGATGGCCAAGTGTGAAAACAACATCAGAGGTTCATTTTAGTGAGCCTGCATGTGAGGCAAGACGAATACACAATGAGAATATACTTACAGATATTGCCCTTCAACAAGGTATTGAAAGTATTTGGGTTGAAACTTGGTGTCATGAAACAAACATGTTTATACCAATAAAGACTTAACCTTCATGTTCAATTAATTTAGGATCAGGTTTATCTTCTTCATGTTCAATAACATTTTCTTCATTAGCAATTGTAATTCCTTTTTTCTGTAACTCATTTAATTTTTGAACTAACTCTTCTCGAGGTAAGTTTTCAATTGCACTTTCCATTCTAATTGTTGGGTCATACAATCCTGCAGCCTTACCGCGCAAAGCCTCAGCATTGATAGCAGCGGCGTAGTGTTTTTCTTCTTCAGCTTTTTTACTGAGATCATCAAGCCGTGCAACATGCTTGTCCATATTAACAGAATACTTATCTGCTAATTCTTTTTTCATGTCATAGATTGCCTCAGCAACTAATGGATATTTCTTTGGATCTTGTAACTCCCATGCAGTTTTTCTAGCAACACTTTCAGCATAACCAGCTCGACGCGCAGACTCAGATGCAGACTGTTGTCCCATCAAAGTCTTGGTGCAAAACTCATAAACAAATCGTAATTGCATTGGAGTTAATTTTCTGGATTTTCTTCCGTCAACAATTTTAACCATACTTACACTATTTCTGACCCTCTTTTAAAAAACAAGTTATAAATTATTTTGCTCGTGGCGCAAAGAACAAAATGGCTGTTTTCTGCCAATCATTATTTTTACCTGACACTACAAGTGTCAGCCTGACACTACTTTTTTTCAAGTAGTGTAAGGTGGTTTATGGCGGATAATAAGGATAAATTTGCTTACCTGACACTACATACACTTCTCAAACGTTTTTAAAAAATTTTTTTTTCAAAGGGGTGGGAAAAGGTGTAAGTAGTGTAAGGCGAACCACGAATCACGGACCACGTGACACGTATCATCACTGATGGTATATAAATCAAGTGAATAGAAAACATCAAAAAGGTTTCATATCGCACATTCAAGCAATTAAATTTCTATCGGATCAAGGTTACTATGTCTTTGATAATTTCTCGCGCCTTGGTCCATGCGATCTTATCGGTATCAATGAGCGCGGAGAAATATTATTAGTTGATGTTAAATCAACCAGTAAAAGAAAATCAGGAACACACAAAGGATATCTCATTACACGCACACCAACAGACCTCCAGAAAAAACTCGACATACACATATTAATGGTCGATGAAGAGGGAAACTGTACCCTCAAATAACCGCAGAAAACAGCCATAATATCAATAAATATTGAATATATATAATAAATCATTATAAATTATTATATAAACATACAGGAGAAAGATATGAGAAAGAAAAAAAACAAAAAATTAAAAGTTTCAGTATCACTACCAAGATTATCTGTAGTTCATGGTAATACTAATGACTTTTATGAAAAAGCAGTTAAGCTTTATTTAACAAGACTTGGTATTTCTACAAGATTACAAAATACTTTATCAATCAAAGTGCACGTAAGAAAATCTACTTTGAAAGCAAATACTTTAGGTACCTGCACTATCCCATTAAATGGATCTAAAGCATCTAAAGAATTTAAAATTACTTTGTTATATGGTCAAGATTGGTACAACCAATTACAAACTCTTGCTCATGAACTTTGTCATGTTGCACAACAAGTGACTGGTAGATTACAACTTAGAGTTTGGTCTACTGATAATCAAACGCACGTTAGATGGGAAGGTAAAGAGTTAGGCGTGTATCTTAAAGACGTAAAATATGATGATGCACCTTGGGAGCATGAGGCTACTAAGTTTGCTAAGGAACAATACAATAGAATATTTAACAAGTAAGGAGAAAGAAAATGATTAAATATATTATTAACGATCTTAAATTAGCGAGCAAGGAAGATTGGGTTTACCTTGCTGTTTCATTACCTGTAGGTCTGGTTGCACTTGCAGATTGGTTTATTTTTTAGGGAGGAAACAATGATTACAGAAAAATACGCTAACAAACACGGTTACTCGGACTGCGAACCATATGAGGTGGTGGAGGTCATTAATGACAAAAAAATTGTTATTAGAGAAATGGATTGCACTGCATTGCCTTGGAAAAAAGATTGGCATGAAGGAGGATTTGCTGGTCATGTAGCCAATCAACATGAGCAAAAATGGAAAATAGAGACTAATTCTAAAAACCATAAGTTTTTCATTCGTAAGCATAAAAGCGGTGAATGGAAGGATACGGGAGGTAATAAGTACCACTTAGATAATGAACCAGTAAAATTTTACGACTACAACTTTTAGGAGGATATATGACTAAAAAGAAAGAAGACAAAAAAGATTTACTATTTTTTAAAAAGTTCCTGATCAATATTGTTTATCAGGAACTTGATAATGAAAAAAATTTTGATGCTTATGATCAGGAGGATTGGGTAGACCCACTTGATTGGGACACGCGAAGCATTAACACTGATACAGAAGAACTTGCCTCTGTACCTGAATACTCATGGTATGATACTAAACATTCAAAGATA